GAGTTTGATGTCTGTCTGCTCTGTGAGTTCCTCGACATAGAACCTGAGGAACTGGTAGAAAGATTTGATGACAAGCTTATTGATAACATACATAAATTTAAAGGACTAGAGGATGAATAAATTACCAAGTGATTACCAAAACTTTATCGCTCTTAGCAGGTATGCAAGATGGCTACCTGAAAAGAAACGTAGAGAAACATGGAAGGAAACAGTAGCACGCTACTTTGATTTCATGGAGGTACACCTGAAAGAAAACACTAACCAAGAGTTAGTACCCAAGACTCGTAAGATTCTTGAAGATGCTGTGCTTAACCTAGAGGTTATGCCTAGTATGAGAGCACTGATGACAGCAGGTCCTGCCTTAGCTAAGAATCATATCGCAGGTTATAACTGTGCTTACCTTAGTGTTGACCATCCTAAAGCATTTGATGAATGTCTATTCATTCTTATGCACGGTACTGGTGTTGGCTTTAGTGTAGAGCGACAGCAGATAAACAAACTACCTGAGGTACCTGAGGAGTTAGTAGATGTAGAGGATGTTATTGTTGTACAAGATAGTAAGGAAGGATGGCAGTCTGCTTTCCGTAAGCTTATCACTTACTTGTATGATGGTGAGATGCCTAAGTGGGACTTCTCAAAGATAAGACCTAAGGGTTCAAGACTAGCTACCTTTGGTGGTAGAGCATCAGGACCTGAGCCATTACTAGACTTGTTTAACTTTGCTACCAACCTGTTTAAAGATGCAGTAGGTCGTAAGCTAACTAGCTATGAGTGTCACCGTATGATGTGTAAGATTGCAGAGGTTGTAGTTGTAGGTGGTGTACGTAGGTCTGCACTTATCTCTTTGTCTAACCTAACTGATGAACGCATGCGTAATGCTAAGTCCGGTCAATGGTGGTCTGATACCCCTGAGATGGCACTAAGTAACAACAGTGTATGCTACACAGAGAAGCCTGACATTGGTATCTTCATGAAGGAGTGGACTTCTTTATATGAATCTAAGTCAGGTGAGCGTGGTATCTTCAACAGGGAAGCGGCTATCAAACAAGTAGAGTCTATAGGTAGACGTGACACTGACCACCTGTTTGGTTGTAACCCTTGTAGTGAAATCATTCTTAGAGATGGACAGTTCTGTAACTTGACTGAGGTTGTAGTCAGAGCAGAAGATAAACAGAAAGACATCATGCGTAAGGTTAGACTAGCCAGTATACTTGGTACCTTCCAAGCTTCACTGACTAACATCAAACGTCTGCGTCCTAAGTGGGTACACAATACAGAAGAGGAAGCATTACTAGGTGTGTCATTGACTGGCATCATGGACAATGAGTTCATGAATGGTAACAGTGAGGACAGAGGTTACTACGGTAAGCGTAGCCTACCTGATTTCTTATCCGACCTTAGGAAAGAAACAGTTAAGACTAATGCTCACTGGTCAGAGCTACTAGGTATTCAACAAGCTACTGCTACTACTGCTATTAAACCTAGTGGTACAGTCAGTCAGCTAGTGGACAGTGCCAGTGGTATACATACTAGACATAGTGATTACTATATCCGTAGAGTTAGAGCAGATGCTAAGGACCCAATAGCACAGCTAATGGAGGACCAAGGTATACCTGCTGAAGCTGATGTCATGAAACCTAACAGTGTGAAAGTATTCTCCTTCCCTATGAAAGCTCCTAAGGGTGCGGTAACTAGGAACGAGAGAACTGCTATTGAACAACTAGAGCTATGGCTTATGTATCAAAGATACTACTGTGAGCACAAGCCTAGTGTAACCATTAGTGTTAGAGAACATGAGTGGATGGATGTAGGTGCGTGGGTGTATAAACATTTCGATGAGGTCAGTGGTGTTAGTTTCCTACCACACTCAGACCACACATACCAACAAGCACCTTATGAAGAGTGTGATAGAAAGACTCATGATGAACTAGCTTGGAAGATGCCTAGCGAAGTTAACTGGGATTTGATTAGTGAGTATGAGTTGACTGACCAAACTGTCAGCACTAAAACCCTAGCCTGTACTGGTAGTGTATGTGAACTTGTTGACTTAGTTGAAGAAGAGAGGGATATAGAATGATAGAAACAGCCTTACTTATTTTAGCTTTACAACTTTTAATAATTAAATTGGGAGAATAATATGTGGTATAATAAAGGAGTAACACCTTACGTTGTTATGTTTCTTAATGTTAAACTTAAAAGGAGTAATTATGAAAGACATGATTAATCAAGTTCTTGAAAACAAATCGCTTACTGTGTTTCTAGGTGTAGTGATTGTTGCATTGGTATTCGGATGGCTAGGTGCCCCTGCCGGTGCATAAGATGTTTAATAGGGGTCTTGTTCAATTGGACAGGACCTCGATACTCTACTTAAAACTAAGGAAACATTATGCCCTTAAACAAAAGCAACAACATAAAAGAATTAAAGAAGTTTGACATTGACTTGTCATTCGGACAGCAGTGGGAACAATACATAGATGAAATGTTCTCCGGTGCTAAGACTTGTGAAGTAAAGACTGAACGTGACAGATGGGCACAGACTGGAAACATCTGTATTGAAAGTCAAAGCTATGGTAAGCCTAGTGGTATTGAAGCTACCGAAGCTGACATGTGGGTACACAATCTAACAATTAACAACGAGTTAATATGTAGCCTTGTGTTTCCTGTAGATAAACTAAAAGAAATCCTACCTAAGTTACCTAAGAAAAGTGTAATGGGTGGAGATAATAATGCGAGTAAGTTACAGCTAGTTAACCTAGTTAAACTTATGGAAGTGATAAAGGATTTGTGAATAACCCTTTAAACCTATCTAATTCTTCTGCTGATTTTAACCTTTCTTTCATGTTAGGCTTACTAGGCTTCTCATATTGCTGAGAAAAAGTCTTAGTAATATCAGCAGTAGACCCATCCTCAAAAGATTTACGTATGGCTTTCCTAGCCTTTCCTCCTATCTCTAATGCTCCTGTATAGTTTCCTTTAGCATCGTAGTTATCATTGTATACAGCATCAGCCATAAACTTAACTTGTGATTCAGCTGAGTCATTTAACCCTTCCTTCTCTAAGTATTTAAAATAGTATGGCTTTTGATAGTCAAATTGGAAGAGTCCATATCCGGGTCCATTGTCCTGCTTTTTAGTGTAGTCATAGGTATACCCTGTTTCAACAGCAATGTTGGCTAGAACGCCAGTTATGGCACGCTCAGGCAGGTATTGAGATAACAGTCCTGCTATGTATATGGGGTTGGACATTAATCTAAATCGTAAAACATTTTAACAAACTCTTCTTTACCTTCTTCTGGTAGTTGATAAAGAACTTGTTTCATCTCATTACTATCTAACTGCTTAATTTGTTTTTTAAGCTCTGCTTTATTATTTCCAGTACCACTAAGGTCTGCTAAATATTCTTCCCTCTTATCAGGGTTCCCTATACTATCAAAGATTTTTCCTGAGTCCCATGAAAAGTCGTTGTTAAACATTCCTGCCATTTTATTTTCCTCTTATTATATATCTCGCCATGACTTAGGCAAGGCTGAGTTTTCAAACAAAGCTCCTTTACCCGGTAGGTTAGGAGTTATTCTCTTAATGATTCCATTTAAGTCACCTGTGGTTACATCTTGGAATGTATCAAAGACATCAGAAACTGTAGGACCTGCAATATTTGAAACAGAACCTGCACCTCTTTCTTTAATATCAATCATTGTATCAAACCATAAACCGGCACCACCTGCGTTTCCTATGCCTGCAATCAATAGCTCTAAAGCATTTCTATTTTCTTCTATGTCTTTACCTGATGCTAAGGCTCTTGTAATTTCAGCAGCATTTCCTGCAAAACCTGCAGCTACTAGATACAAAGCTAAAGGTTTAGCATTACCATGTATAAACAACTCATCTGCTACGTTACGCTTTAAGAATCTTGCTTGATAAAACATAAACGATTTAAACTTAGTCATTAGTTTAAACCAAGGCTTGCTCCAGTTAACTGGTAAGTTTCCTGACTCACCTGAAAAGTTTACAAACTTATTAAACATGTGTCCACTAACAGCCAAGTCTTGCTCAGATAGCTGTGCTTTAAACGGATTACCTACTCCTAGTTCTTTTAATTCTCTCTCAAGTTTAATTGCTTTAGTTGAGTTTCGTCTACCCTCTGA